ATGTCTGGCCATCCCATCCTGCCGCCTGATCCCATCACCTTGCCGCTGCTGCCGCTGCGGGACGTAGTGGTGTTTCCCCACATGGTGATCCCGCTGTTCGTCGGCCGGCCCAAGTCCATCAAGGCCCTGGAAGCCGCCATGGAAGCCGGCCGGCAAATCATGCTGGTGGCGCAAAAAGCCGCTGGCAAGGACGAGCCCAAGCCCGAGGACATGTTCGACACCGGTTGCGTGTCGAGCATCCTGCAGATGCTCAAGCTGCCCGACGGTACCGTGAAGGTGCTGGTGGAGGGCATGCAGCGTGCCAATACCAGCCGGATCGATGACAACGGTGAATACTTCACCAGCGAAGTCGTGCCGGTGCCTCCGCCAGGCGATGCCACGCCCGAGGTGGAAGCGTTGCGCCGTGCGGTGACGCAGCAATTCGATCAGTACGTCAAACTCAACAAGAAAATCCCGCCGGAGATCCTCACGTCGATTGCCGGCATCGATGATGCCGGCCGCCTGGCCGACACGATTGCGGCGCACCTCCCGCTCAAGCTCGAAAGCAAGCAAGCCATCCTGGACATGGTGCCCGTGGGCAAGCGCCTGGAGCGGCTGCTGGAGCTGGTGGAGCACGAGGTCGACATCCTGCAGGTCGAAAAGCGCATCCGTGGGCGCGTCAAGCGCCAGATGGAAAAGAGCCAGCGCGAGTACTACCTCAACGAGCAGGTCAAGGCGATCCAGAAGGAACTTGGCGAGGGCGAGGAAGGTGCCGACCTCGACGAGCTGGAGAAGAAGGTCAAGGCCGCCCGCATGCCCAAGGAGGCGCGCAAGAAGGCCGACAACGAGCTCAAGAAGCTCAAGCTGATGTCGCCCATGTCGGCCGAAGCGACGGTGGTGCGCAACTACATCGACACCCTGGTCAACCTGCCCTGGGCCAAGAAGACCAAGATCAAGCACGATCTGGCCAACGCCGAGCACGTGCTCAACGAAGACCATTACGGGCTTGAGAAGGTCAAGGAACGCATCCTCGAGTACCTTGCGGTGCAGCAACGCGTCGACAAGGTCAAGGCGCCGATCCTGTGCCTGGTGGGCCCCCCCGGCGTGGGCAAGACCTCACTGGGCCAGAGCGTGGCGCGGGCGACCGGACGCAAGTTCGTGCGCATGGCGCTGGGTGGCGTGCGCGACGAGGCCGAAATTCGCGGCCATCGCCGCACCTACATCGGCTCCATGCCCGGCAAGGTGCTGCAAAGCCTGTCCAAGGTGGGCGTGCGCAACCCGCTGTTCCTGCTCGACGAGATCGACAAGCTGGGCATGGATTTCCGGGGCGACCCGTCCAGCGCGCTGCTTGAAGTGCTGGACCCGGAGCAGAACCACACCTTCAGCGACCACTATGTGGAGGTCGATTTCGACCTGAGCGACGTGATGTTCGTGGCGACCTCCAACTCGCTCAACATCCCGCCGGCGTTGCTGGACCGGATGGAAGTGATCCGCCTGTCGGGCTACACCGAAGACGAGAAGGTCAGCATCGCGCAGCGCTACCTGCTGCCCAAGCAGCGCAAGAACAACGGGGTGAAGGACGAGGAGATGGAGCTGTCCGAGGACGGCATCCGCGGCATCATCCGCTACTACACGCGTGAAGCGGGCGTGCGTTCGCTGGAGCGCGAGATCTCCAAGATCTGCCGCAAGACGGTCAAAGGCCTGACGCTGAAGAAGTATGAAGGCACGGTGCGTGTCGATGAAGCCAATCTGAACGACTTCCTGGGCGTGCGCCGCTTCAACTACGGTCAGGCCGAGAAGAACAACCAGGTCGGCCAGGTGAACGGGCTGGCATGGACCGAAGTCGGTGGCGACCTGCTCACCATCGAAGCGGCCGTGCTGCCTGGCAAGGGCAACATCATCCGCACCGGCTCGCTGGGCGACGTGATGAAGGAGTCGGTCGAGGCGGCCCGCTCGGTGGTGCGCTCGCGGGCGCGCCGCCTGGGCATCTCGGACGACATGTTCGAGAAGCGCGACATCCACATCCACGTGCCCGATGGCGCCACGCCCAAGGACGGGCCAAGCGCGGGCATTGCCATGACCACGGCGTTCGTGTCGGCGCTCACGGGCATCCCGGTGCGTGCTGACGTGGCCATGACGGGCGAGATCACCTTGCGTGGCGAAGTCACGGGCATTGGCGGGCTGAAGGAAAAGCTCCTCGCAGCCCACCGTGGCGGCATCAAGACCGTGATGATTCCCGAAGAGAACGTGAAGGATCTGCAGGAGATCCCCGAGAACGTGAAGGACCGCCTGGAGATCGTGCCGGTGCGGTGGATCGACAAGGTGCTGGAGGTGGCCTTGCAGTCTGCCCCCAAGCCCTTGCCTGATGAAGAACCCAAGGTCGAGCCGGCCAAGCCTGCAGAACCGCCTGCGGCAGCAGCGGAGGCCATCAAGCATTGATTTGTGCCTATAATGCGCGTCTTCGGTTGGGGCTCTGGCGCAAAAGAGCTTGAATAACGGCAAAGAAGCACGAACAAACACAAACAAGCGCCAGTCTTCTACAATCGCGGGCTCCATGCGGGAGTAGCTCAGTTGGTAGAGCGCAACCTTGCCAAGGTTGAGGTCGAGAGTTCGAGACTCTTCTCCCGCTCCAAACAAGCAGACCAGCAAACAGGGGGAAGCCTTCACGACGCGGCTTCCCCTTTTTCTTGCATACTCTGGTCCAGTTTCTGAACAAGGCGCGGTAGCAAAGCGGTTATGCACCGGATTGCAAATCCGTGTAGGTCGGTTCGACTCCGGCCCGCGCCTCCAAATTTTCCTTGTAGATCAAGGACTTAACAGCCCCGGCCCGCCGGGGCTGTTTCGTTTCTAGGTGCCGAAAACTGAAAAACCACCCAAAAACCGCCCAACCGGGCGGGCGAACCGCCCGAAGACGGATCGTGGAGGGCGTCAACGTGAGTACACTTTTGCCCTGAAATGAGCCGGAAACGGAGGGGCGAGAGTGGGATCGAAGCGAATTCGGAAGAACGGAACGGTGGAACTGTGCATTAAGCACAGGCTGTTGCCACGGCCGGCCTATTTCACGTTCGACACCCTCGAACTGGCGGACGCCTACGAGTCCCAATTGCAGCGCCTTCTCGCTGCTGGTCATGTCCCGCCGGAGTTGCTCCAGCCCGACAGTCCCGTGCAGCCCCTGCTGGCGCACGTGATCCGCGACTACCTGAACCATGCATCCCCCAAAGCCTCCGCAGCCGACGTGCTGGACCTGGTGCGCGAAGACGCCAACGTCGCCACGTTGCCCATGGACCGGCTCACCTTCCGGTGGGTCGAAGGGTGGGTGAAGGGTTTCAAGTTGGACCAGGGCCTGGCGCCCGGCACGATCCGCAAGCGGGTTGGCACGCTGGCCCAGTGCGTGGACTGGCACTTGCGCCGCACCGAGAGCCAGGTGGCCAACCCCCTGCGGCTGCTGCCCCGGGGTTACAGCACCTACAACGAAGCCGAACGTAAGGTCATCGGCGTGACCGAAGATGCCGCGCCGCGTGATCGCGTGCGGGACCGGCGGCTTGAGCCTGGCGAAGAGGCCCGCATTCGGGGGGTGATGGCTGGCGAAAAGCGTGAAGACCGTGAGCGGGCGCTTGAGATGCCCGAGCGCGAGGCCCTGCAACTGCTCTTCACGCTGGCCCTGGAAACCGCGATGCGCATGAGTGAGATGTACACGCTCACCGTGGACCAGGTGATGCTGTCGAAGCGCTCCATTGCCCTGGAGCGGACCAAGAACGGGGACAGCCGCCAGGTGCCCTTGAGCAGCGTGGCCATGGATGCCCTGCGCGAGTGGCTGGAGCGTGGCGCCCGGCCCATACCTGGCCAGGTGTTCCCCTGGTTCAACCCCGAGGCTCCTGTGCGTGATCAGGAGCGGCGCCGGGTCACCACGCGGCTGAGCCAGCAGTTCCAGCGCATCTTTGCCTATGCGGGCATCACCGACCTGACCTTCCACGATCTGCGCCACGAGGCGACCTGCCGCCTCTACGAGCGCACCAAGTTCTCCGACATCCAGATTGCCCGCGTCACCGGGCACAAGGATCCGCGGATGCTGCTGCGCTATGCCAGCCTGCGCGGATCAGACCTGGCTGCGGGCATGTGGTGACGGCCGCCGCTACGGCATGAGTACCGGCAGCGTGGGCGGGGTGCGGCGCCGCTTGCGTCCCGGGCTGGCAGGCAAGCCCACGGCCGGGTGCAGGTGCGGAATCTCGCGCTGCCGGCGGCGCTGCTCCGCTTCGTCGCGCCCGCGCTGGGCCAGGTAGGCCAGCAGGTCGGAGCGCACGAACAGCCAGTCGCGGCCGAATTTCAGGCCCGGCAGCTCGCCGCGCCGCGCCAGCGTCTGCACGGTGCCGGGGTCGCAGTGAAGCAGATCGGCGGCGCCTTGGCTGTCGATCGTTTCGTCCGCGTTGCGGTTGGGGGCGCGGCTGTCGTCCACGTGGGGCTCGGTCGCGGTGGTCGCGCTCATGCGGTCCTTTTGTTCGATTGAAGTGGTGTTGTCCTGGGCGCCGGTGCTGGCGTGCTGTTCGTCGGCAGTCGTGGGGCCCATCAAGCGTTACCCGACATGGCGTCGTCATAGTCCCGACGCATGCGTGCGTCTTCCAGTGACGTGACCCGTGCTTCCACGCTATTGCCGGGGCCGCGGATCAGCAGGCCAGGGCCATGAGGCGGAAAAGCTTGATGGCATGCCTGCACGTCCTGCAGCGTGATGGTGACCGGCTGCGTGCCCTGCAGCTTCCAAAGCACCCACAGCAGGAGGTGTGCATCACTGGGCCGGCTGTGCGGGTCGCGCCCCGGGGGAGCCATGTGCGCGCCGGTCATGGCATCACCCCTTCCACCAGCGGCAGGTCCAGCACGCAGTACAGCACCCGGTGAACCTCGCCGGCCAGCGCATCGAGCGAGCCGTCGTTGTGGATCACCGCGTCTACCGGCAGCGTGCCGTGGGCCTCGCTGCTGTGGCCGGCGGTGTCGGCCGCCATCGCGGGCAGCTCAGGCCGATGCACGCGCACCACGTACCCGCCGAGCCGGCGCACCAGGTCTGCCTCGTTCGGCAAGCGCACGTCGGTGACCACGAAGCGCTGCCGGCCGTGGCTGCGCTGCTGGGTGATCCACTGTTCGACCTGGCGCACCCAATACGCCGGGTCCTGCGCGCGCCGGAACTCGCTGCCCCAGCGCTGCATCAGCCAGCGAGGGCTGCGCGCTTCGTGCAGGCGGTGGCCGCGGAAGACCGCCCAGTGCAGGAAGCGCGCATCGGTGCAGTGCCGAATCGCCAGCGCCGGTTGCGTGACCTCCTTGGTGGATCGGTCGGTGAGCATGCGCAGGTCCAAGTGCCAGGCCTGCGCGACCTCAAGGCGCAGCGCATCGGCGAACGCGACCGCGGCGAAGCCGTACGGCACCAATGCCTGCGCGCAGGTGTCCTTGCCGCTGCCCGGCTGGCCGATCAGGCCAATGATGATGGGCGCCGTCATGCGCGGGCCCCCAGCGCACCGGCACCGCTGCGCTGCCAGCAGGCAGCATCCAGCGCCCGCCCGGCGGGCACGGTCTTCAATCGCGGTGGCATGCCCGGCATGGCCGCCCAGCCGGCCTTGAAGCACGTGACGGCGCGGGCGCGCAGCGCGTCGGCGTGGCTGTACTGCAGGCGCAGCGTGTGTAGCACCAGGCCATCCGTGTCGCTCCAGGGCAGCGCGCGAATCTCGCTGGCCAGCGTAGGTGCCAGGTCGCACACATCGACCACCAGCCACAGCAGCCGGTCGTATTGCAGGGCGCGCAGGTAGCGCTCGTCGCGGCCCCGGGCTCGTACGGGGTGCAGGCCCACGGTGTCGCCATCCGGCCAGTGGATGGCCAGGCGCTGCGCCAGCACGGCATGGGCCCCGTGCTGCTGAATGATGCGGGTGTCCGTCAGCATGTTCGAACTCCTTGAGCGAAGGCGGCAGGCGTGCGCCTACCGGTGGCGGGAGGTGAAAGGGGAGGGCTGCAGCAGCCACAGCACCGGCGCGCGCAGCGTGCGGCGCAGGCTGCGGCGGTGTGGGCGTGGCCGCTGGTGGCGGATGCGCGGCGGTGCCTCGAAGGCGTTGCCGGTGAAGACGCGTTGGAAGTCGGCTCCAGCCGATAGAGGCGCGTGCCGGTCGGTGCGGGGCGTCATCGCTCGACCCTGACCAGGTTGCCGAAGTCATCCTGCACGGCCCAGAAGTCCAGGTACAGGCACCCCACGTAGAGCGTGCAGAAGTACAAGCCCGGCAGCGAGTAGGAGGCCTGCCAGTCGAGCCAGCCGCGTATCCGGTGGCTGCCTCTCATGACTGCGGCTCCTGCGCCGTCACGGCCTCTTCCAGGCGCTCCACGTGGCTGATGGGGCAGCCGATCGTGGCGAAAGCGGCGCGCAGCGCGTGCTCGGCGTTGGCTGCCTTGACCTGCACGAAGGGCTGCAGGCCGGAATCACTCGGGACGGGAAAGCCGTCGCGATCAAGCGGGGTGTAGTGGCAGCGGTAGCTGCGGGTGGCGTGGATTTGCAAGGCAACCTCACTTCGTTGATGGAGTGAGGTGAAGCGTAGCAAACGCTACGCAAATCAACAAGAGCAAATGCTACTTATAAAGCGCTGATGCTGATTCGATTTGCTGCGTGCATGTCACAGGCCGCCTGAGCCCGAGCGGTCGCGTACCCGGCCGATGATCGTGATGTGCTCTGCCACAAGTTCGGGCGGCACAACTTCCTCGGCATAGCGCGGGTTGTCACTTCGCAGTACCAGCGTGCCATCCAGGTGACGAAACAGCCGCTTGACGCGCAGGCCTGTGCCGTAGCGCAAGGCGTAGACCTTGCCATCAATGATGTCGGTTTCGGCCATGTTCACCAGCACATGGTCGCCGGAGTACATGGAGGGCTCCATGCTGTCGCCGGTGACGCGAAAGCGCCGCGCATGCTTGGGATTGATCCGCTCGGAAATGAACCAACTGCGGCGGTAGTAGGCCGGCTCACTATCGGGCGGCACTTCGTAGTGGCCCTCGTGCCCGTTGCCGGCGCTGAAATGAACATCGACCTCAGGAACCGCGATCACCTCGTCGAGTGAAATCTCGGTTTTGCCATGCGGAACGGCAATGGGTGCAGCGGCAAGCATGTCGGGGGGCGGATCAAACCAACCCGCCATGCCCGGCAGGGCCTCGATGGATTGCACCGTCTTCTCTGTGACGGGACGGGTGCCGGCCAGCATCTGGCGGATGAAGGCGCCATCGCGATAGCCCAGTGCGCGGCCGAATTCGGAGCGGTTGCCCTCGAATTTCTTTTCAAGCGCTGCGGCTAAGCGCTTGAGGCGGAAAGCCTGCACTTGCTCAGGTTTCATGCCTCAACAGTAGCAGATGCTAAAGATGCATTTGCTACTTGCTGCTGGGTAGCGTTTGCTACTACCATGCTGCCATGAAACTCGCCCAGTACCTTGCAGCGGAGCGCGGTAGATGTGCCCGGCTGGCTCGCACGATCGGGATTGCGCCGGCCTACCTCTGGCAGATGGCTCATGGCCGACGACCGGTGCCACCGGATGTTGCACCGTCCATCGAGGCAGCTTCAAACCACGCGGTGCGCCGCTGGGACCTGCGTCCCGAAGACTGGCACCGAATCTGGCCCGATCTGCAACCGCCGCCGGCCGGTGGCCATATCGCCACCGACTCGCGCAACCCAACGCATGCCGATGCAGTGGAGTGCCTCGGCCTGTCGTGACCCTACACGCGTCACGCAGTGTCATCGCGATGGGGTAGGGCACTACCCGCGCCCCAGTTGAACCAAAAGCCTCTGCCATGGTGCCCAGTCTCCCCGGTGCCGGCGTGAGCGTCCATGAGAACGAAGAAGGGTCCTACGAATGAACATCAAAGACGCGGCCTATCACACCATCCACGACTTCCCCGGCGGCGCCGAAGTGCTGGCCTTGCGCCTGGGCAAGGCGCATAAAACCTTGCTCAAGGAGGTAGCCCCCGGCCCGCTGGACAGCGCCAAGTTCGGCCTGTTGGATGCCAACAAGGCCATGGCCATGGCACGGGACTTCCGCATCCTGCATGCCATTGCGGCCGAGCACGGCTTCATGGCCGTGCCGCTGCCCAGCTTTGACCACGACGCCAGCCCCAGCACGGCCGCTGTGGCTGCTGCAGTGGCCACGCTGGCCAGCGAGTTCGCCAGCCTCATGGGTGAGGTGGCGAAGGACCTGGGCGACAACACCGTGACCGACAACGAACTGCGCCGCATTGAGCAGTCGTGCGGCCACCTGGTGGCTGGCGTGCAACGGCTGCTGCAGCACGTCGGCGCCATGAACCTGGACCTGAAGCGCCGCCGTGGCGTCGAGGCCACCGACCCGGCGCGCGAGACTCCCGCCGAGCGCGGCCTGCGCGAGCTGGCCCACCAGATGGCGCGCCAGGACGCCAAGCCGGAATGAGGCCCCCCGGAGAGATCCGCCGCGCCCTGCGCGCCGCCGTCCAGGCCGAGTATGCCCAGCGAGGGCAGGGCGCCACATGGCGCGACCTGGCCAACCGCGCCGGCGTGGGCCTGCTGGTCGCGCGCCGCACGGTCGAGAACATGGCCCGCACCGGCGACCTGCGCGTGTGCGGCCACGCCCGCACGCCGCATGCGCGCCGGCCGATGACCCTTTACATCCCGGCCCCGCCTCCTGTCGCTGACAGTGGCCCCAGCCTGGATGCGCTGCTGCGCAACTGGACACGCGGCCCGGTGCTGGAGGCCACCGGTGGATAAGCGCGAGACGATCGACTTCCAGGCCTTGGCCGCCGCGCTGCTGGATCGCGCCGAAGCCCTGGTGCGCGAGTGGTTCCCCGCCGGCCACAAGGCCGGGCACTACTGGTACGTGGGCGACTTCGACGGTGAGCCCGGCAAAAGCGCGAACATCAACCTCAAGACCGGCGCCTGGGGCGACAACGCGCGCCCGGGTGACAGCGGCCGGGACCTGATCAGCCTGTTCGGCCGCCGCCACGGCTTGAGCAACGTGGCCGCCGCCCGCGAACTGATCCGCGATCAGGGCTGGACCACCTGCACCGCGGCGCCACCCGCGCCGCCCAAGGCCAAGCGCAGCAAGCCCGCCGTGGATTGGATGCCCATCCACCCGGTGCCCGACGACGCGCCCCCGTATCGCGAGCACTGGGCCCACGTGAAGCGCGGCGTGCCGCCCATGCACTGGGAGTACCGCGACCAGGCCGGCCGCCTGCTGGGCCTGGTGGTGCGCTTCGACACCAGCACCGGCAAGAAGGACGTGCAGCCCATCAGCTTCTGCCAGGGCAGCAACGGGCAGCGCGAGTGGCACTACAAGGCGTTCAATGAACCGCGTGCCCTGTACGGCCTATGGCGTCTCGGGCCACCCCCGGCCGACGATGCCGCGCCGCGCCCGCTGGTGATCGTCGTGGAGGGCGAGAAGAAGGCCGACGCCCTGTATGAGGCCCTGGGCCGCAGCACCCCCGTGCTCGCCTGGCCGGGCGGCTGCAGCGTGGCACACAAGGCCGACTGGAGCCAGCTGCGCGGCTACCGTGCCCTGTGCTGGCCCGATGCCGATGCACAACTGGACAAGCGCAGCGGCGAGCTGCTGCCGCGCGAGCAACAGCCCGGCTTTGCGGCCATGCGCCGCGTGCAGGCCCTGCTGGCCGAGCTGGACGTGCCCGCCCGCCTGGTGGACATCGGCGAGCCCGGCAGCCTGCCGGACACCTGGGACTGCGCCGACGCCATCGCCGAGGGCTGGACCCGCGAGCAGTTGCTTGCCTTCATGCGCAAGCTGGTGCCCGAGCCCGGCGACCAGCCCGAGCCGCCCCCGCCCCCGCCCCCCGAGCCCCCATCGCCCGAAGCCGCACCGGACCAACCCGCCGGGCCAGCCCCCCGCCCGCCGCAGGCCCCTTCGAGCGTGCCGAGCTTCGTGGAAGATCCGCACTGGCGCGAGTCCTACGTGCTGGGCCGGAACAAGGAGCCCCGCGAGTGCGTGCCCAACGTCATGCTGGCGTTGCGCAACCACCCGCAGTGGCACGGCGTGCTGGGCTTCGATGAGTTCGCCCAGCGCCTGGTCAAGCGCCGCCCGGCGCCCTACGACCTGCCGGGCGTCTCCAGCGGCGAGTGGAGCGACGTGGACGACACCCGCACCGCCGCCTGGCTGGCCCGTGCCGAGGGCATCGTCGTCAGCTCGCCCATGGTGGCCGAAGCCGTCAACGAGGTGGCGCGGGCCCACCCCTTCCACCCCGTGTTGGAGTGGCTGCGGACCCTCAAGCATGACGGCGTGCCGCGCATCGATACCTGGTTGACCGACTTCCTCAAGATCGAAGACACGCCCTACGTGCGCCTGGTCAGCCGGTATTTCCTGCTGGGCATGTGCCGGCGTGTGCTGGAGCCCGGCGTCAAGTTCGATTACTGCCTGGTGCTAGAGGGCGAGCAGGGCCTGCGCAAGTCCAGCGCGCTGCGTGTCCTGGGCGGCACCTGGTTCAGCGACACCGAGCTGGACCTGGCGCACAAGGACGCCATGTCCAGCATCCGCGGCAAGTGGCTGCACGAGTTCGGCGAAATGGGCTCGCTGGCCCGGCAGGAGTCCAGCCGACAAAAGAGCTTTCTGTCGCGCCAGGTGGACGAGTTCCGGCCCGTGTGGGGCCGGCGCGAGATCAGTTGCCCGCGGCAGACGGCCTTCTGCGGCAGCACCAACGAATGGGCCTGGAACAAGGACCCGACCGGCGGCCGGCGCTTCTGGCCGGTGTGCGTCACCGAAGAGATCGACACGGCCGGCCTGGCTGCAATGCGCGACCAGCTCTTCGCCGAGGCCTTCGCGCGGGCGCAGGCCGGCGAGCGCTTCGCGCCGGACCACGCCCAGCAGCGCGAGGTGTTCGACCCCGAGCAACTGGCCCGGGAAACGCCGGACCTTCTGGTGGAGGCCCTGAGCCGCTGGGTGGAGTCCAAGCCGCTCATGGACGTGGTGTCGATGCTGGATGCGGCCGAGCAAGGCCTGAAGCTGCCCCCAGGGCAGGTGCTGCCACGCGGCCTGGAAACCCGCATCGGCAACGCGATGAAGAAGCTGGGATGGATGAAGGTGGAACACCGCCATGGGGCGGTCCGGTATTCGTACAAGCGGGTGCACAGAAACCCCGCGTCGTCGATGCCGACCGCCCGCGGTGAGGCCCAGGGCGAGGCCCGGGGCGAGGAACTGGAGGTGCCATTTTGAGCCCATCGGCCGCGCCCTTCCGTACCTTCCGCACCTTCCGTACCGGGTCCCCATGGACAACGCGGGTGCGCACACGCGCGCGTGCCGCGCGCGCATAGAAACCTCTTTCCAGTAGGGAAGGTATGGAACCGAAGGAGATGACCTTGAACACGGACACAGCAGCACGGCAGGCAGCCTCGCCAGCCCCTCTGGCCGCGCGCAAGCCGGCGTCGTTCACCTGGATGCGCGGCGCCATGCCGGGCGTGGCCCTGCGCATCGCTGAGCTGCGCCAGAAGTGGGGTGATGAGCATGTGACGCACTGCATGCGCCAGGGGCTCACCGGCGTGCCGGGATGGTTCTTTGCGCGCGAGGGCGTCATCGCGGTGGGCACGCCCTGGGACGATGACCCGGTCATGATGAACTTCGCGGCGGCGCAGATCACGGCCACGCAGGTGCTGGTGTGCATGCGGGCGCCGGCGGCGGCCACGCCAGCGAGCGAACCAGCGGCCGGCACGGCACCGTGACGGCAGGGTGGGGGGGTTCTACGGAATATCCGAAAGGGCTACATTTCAGGCACGCTGTGTGACAGACCGAGCCGATGCAGGTTCACACGCAGCAGGAGCGCCCGATGCAGCACACGCTGGTCGGGCGTTTTGCTTTGTGAACCACAGGAGGCGGAACGGATGGCGCGGATCGAAGACATCGAGCGGCGGTTGCAGAACTGGGCTCGCTGGAAGCTGGGTGCGACCCACAGCGGCCTCGGCTACGCGTCCATGCGCTGGGACGGCGGCATCCGCACCCCGGGCAATCGCGAGTCCGTCGTGCCCACCATTGACTGCGAGGCGGAGGAGACCAACCGGGCAGTGATGGCGTTGGAATCACGCCTGCGCGCCACGGTTGAAGTGGTCTACCTGCAGGGCTGCAGTATGCGCCAGAAGGCGCTGCAGTTGTGCTGCGGTGAGCCGGCGGTTAAGGCCCGTGTGTGGCAGGCGCACCGATCGCTGTCGCACTGGCTGGCGGCGACAGCCCAGGCGGCACGCAATGAGCGTGAGCGGGTCGAATCCCTCCAAACCTCGAAGTTCGTGACGTGCCCCGGTGAGTATTCCTGAAATATATCCAAGGGAAATAGCATCAAGCGCGAATAGGAGTGATCAATTGATTGCGAATAGAAGATAGGTACTAAATTAGCGGCTTCTGGATGTTGATTTGCTCAGTGTCGGAATCATCGCTGATTACGTCGCCGCCCGCTGTTGGGATGGCGGTGCTCTTTGTCTCGGTGGAGGCGCTAGCCTTTGATCCGCCTATTGGAAGCGTAGTTCGCTTGACCCCGACAAAGTCTGCGAACACGCCAAGAATTGATCGCACCTCTAGCGAGAGCTGTAGCGAATCAATTCCCACTGTCGCATGCGCAGCTGTATCCAGGTCCCTGGCCGCACTAAAGAGATGTTGAGAGTTGTGTTCGCGCATGAAATATTCAGCAACTACATCAGCTCGAATTTCGGAAAACCTCTTGTTAAGTTGCGCCCTAGCCTGCGCGGCAATCGCTTTTCCATTCTGCATATCTTCAGACAAGGCGAACAATGCGGTGTCGATGCTTGTCTTAACCCGCCCATCCCCTGCGTCACCATAAATCACTCCGTCAACCACGCCTTTGAATCGCATATCAGCCTCTTCAAAGACAAAGCGTTCCAGGGCGGAGTCAAGAGCAATGCAGGCAAGTGCAGCTGTAAAAAGTGCGCAGCGGACAGCGATTTCTCGGTGTTGGAGTCGAACCTCTGCTCGTTCAGCGAAAAATCGGAATGCAAACATAGTTTTGTTGAACGCAGGGAAACCGCTGAGACTTGCAACTGCCGACTTGGCATCACCCAGAATTCGTAGCCAGTCGCCATCCTGCTTGTGGGCTGGATAGGCCGCCACCAATTCAGCAAATTCCTCCATGGTCATGCGACGTTCCATGCTCAATTTTTTCCCTAGTCGATCGAGAAAACTCTTTGACAGGACGGCAATCTTTTGAGCCTGTGCGAACCGGGTAAGCGTAGGATTGGCGTCGGTGGTGGCAATCACAGCCCGATCGCAGTTCAATGCTGCCTGTACACCCTTGACCCACAGGACTCGCTCGAACGCCTTTGGGGATTTTTTGTTCTTGACATCCACAATGCCCCGAATGCGAGCACTCGCAGCTTGTCGGGAGTAGAGCCAAACATCGAGATCCGTGACATCTTCCGAGTCAAATCGATAAGGCACGGATCGCAACACGAAGAATCCTTGGCGAGTAAAATATTCTCTTACAAGTTCCTCCAAAACTGGGCCTTTGCTGGGTGCCATGTCAACCTCCGCTTCGCAAGCGATCTAGAGCACCAGTTATGAACTTAGCATCGTTCAACGTGTGCTTCTGTCGAATTTGGCGACGCGTCTCCGCTGGGCCTTTGAAGTTACGTGCTGCAGATCCATCCATCAACATTGCCTCCGCCGCACCTACGCCCCCTTGAACGATGGTGAGGGCTAGTTCCCCTACGTCCTTCTTTAGTAACTTCATAGTGAATCTGTTGGAGCGTTTTGGGGTGACTTTCACAACCTGACGTTTTTCCAGTTCCCGATAGTCTTCGCCAATAGCCTGTACCCCTGTTGGGCCGCCGACTTCATCGCCTTCAATGAGTTTTCTCAAAAGCGCAGCAGGCATCGTAATGTTGCCGCGTCTGGTTGTGCTTCTTGTCATGCCATAAGTAAGAGAAGCAAGCAGAGCTTTGGCGTCATCGATCGGGTCATCCTCGAAGGGGCGACCGTACTTCTGAAATGAATCCGGTGAAGTCAGGTATCCAACAGCTTCGGTGCTGTTGCTTACTTCAAGACGATCAAAGAGGCCAACTCCAACCAACCGACTATAGAGTTCACCGCCTAAAATTTTGTGTGCCTCTTGGTCATGTACAGCCCCACGTTGAGACAGCAGTGCTTGTACTTCCTTTAGGCGTGATTGCTCGGCGACAGTCAACCCTTCCATCAGGTGGTAAGCCTTCCTTGCGTACTTCGCGTCGCGGAAGGTGTTATTGTTGAACAAAATGATGCGGCCTTTATCTTCGGCTTCATCGACGATTGCGGTCAGTTTGCAGACGTCGATCAACTCGCTTGCCTGAGTTGGTCGGATGTCGAACAAGTCTGAAATTTTGCTGATAACTTCAGCTTTCACGGATGGGCGCTGCGCGACCATCTCCGAGAGATGAAGGACCGCTTCCTCTTCGTCCGACGGTTCACAGGAGTCGAAGATTGATGCGGTCGTTTCCAATACCGCTGTTGCCGTGGCACCGATTACGGCAACAGAGCCGCCTGCTGCTCTGTCAATGCGGCCTTCTTCTTGCAATCGCTGCAGGCCGGCTTCTCTAGCCGCACGATCAATGCCATTCAACTGGCAGATGTTCTTGACTTCGTCCGAGCCAATGGTCGGGACTGCCACGCCTTGCACGTTCCGGCGTAGGAGGTTGTACAGCCGGCCAGTCCGACCAGCGTACTGAATGTTCTCCAATCGCCCAGCACCGCTGACCGCGTCCAAGCTTTTGGACTGTGCCAGGAGCCAAGCGCCTTTGCTCTTCGTGTCCAGTTCGTGAGTCATGGCTTGCTACCCCGATTAGCTCTCTGGCGCGGCTCGACTATAGCCCTGCAACGCGGGTTGTCCAGCACGAGCCCACGGCGGAGCGCCGATGGGCGGTAGGTTTGCCTGTGTAGTCGCATTGGCATCACCACAACGATCACGATGGCGAGAACGCCAAGCTGCAACTCCCCTCGGGACTGGAAATGCGCGTTTACTGGACCAGCACCATCACTCAAGTACTGGCTGAGTCTGCGCGCCTGTACCCGCAGTTCCAGTTCACCTGCGCCAAGGCCCTGACCGACACCGTGCGCCTGGTGCAGGCGGCCATGCCTGCCCATCTGGAGCGCACGCTGGACCGCCCGACCCAGTTCACTAAAGCCGGCTTCTTCATCCAGCCCGCCCGCAAGGACACCCTCACCGCAGTGGTGGGCGTCAAGGATCGCCAGGCGCAATACCTGGCCTACCAGGTGGAAGGCGGCACCCGCGCCCCGGCGAGGCAGGCCCTGCGCCTACCCAGCGTGGTGGATCTGAACGAGTCCGGCAACCTGCCCGCCGGCCTGATTCGCCAATTGGTGGCACGGGCCAGGGCAGGGCGCCGCGCCACCGGCCGCCAGTCGCAGCGCTTTGGTGTCAGCAGCGCGGTGGACCTGTTCTACGGAGAGCCCGGCGACGGCCGTCCCGCCGGCCTCTACAAGCGTGTCCCCTTGGGCCTGGGTCGCGAGCAATTGGTGCCCCTTGTCGTGATGCCCAAGCAGCCCGCCCACTACGAACCCCGCTTCGACTTCCATGCCGAAGCACAGCGCATCACCGAACGCGAGTTCGAAGCCGCACTCGATCGCGCCTGGCAGCAAGCCGTGGCCACCGCCCGCTGACCCATTGACCCGGCCACCCCTGGCCACACCCGGGCGGGTCCTCCCTGGCCATGCGCCACGGGGGTCATTCGCGAGCACGTTTCCCGTGTTCTCCGGGGTTCTCCAACTTGGGGGACAGCACAGGGGACAAGGGACACGGGACACCTGTGCATGGGACACCCGCGCACGAGACACCGACCGCCGGGACACCCAGCAGCACGATGACCTACAGCATCCGACAAATGGCCGCCGCGCTGGGCGTGTCCAAGAGCCAGGTGGCGCGTGACTCGAAGGCAGGCATGCCCATGCAGGACCTGGACGCGGCGCGCGCCTGGCGCATCGCCAACCAGGACCTGACGCGCACGGCCGAGGGCCGCATCGACCGGACACCGACCCACCCCAGCCGCCCGCCGCCCCTCGACATCCCCACCAACCCCGACCCGGACACCGATTCCGACGAAGACCCGCTCCCCGCCGCCACCACCACCGACAAAGACACCGCCGCCTACCGCTCCGAACGCGCCCAGCGCGAAGCCATCCGCCGCCAGCGCGAGCAACTGGAGCTGGAGCAACTGCGCAACGAGCTGGTGGCGGTGCAAGAGGTGAGCCGCCTGCAGTTCACCGCCCAGCGCCTCACGCGCGACCGCGTTGAGATGGTGGCCGCCCGCGCCGCCCCCGAGGTGGTGGCCCTGCTGCAAAGCGGCGGCGACGGCTTTGCCATCGAGCGCCTGATCACCGGTCACCTGCGCCAGGCCCTGGAAGACGCGGCCAAGGCCATCGAGGAGATCGACGACGATGAAGATTCGCCCGATTGACCGCGTGCGCCGCGCCATGGCCGAGGGCCTGCGCCCCGACCGCGAAGTGTGGGTGGACGAGTGGGCCGAATCCAACCGCGTGCTGCCCCCGGACACCCCGGAACCCGGCCCGTTCCGCTTCGCCCGCACGCCCTACCTGATCGACATTCACCGCACCATGTCGCCCGGCTCCCCGTGGCGCGAAGGCTGGTGGATGAAGCCCCACCAGGTGGGCGGCTCGGTCACCGGCGAGAACCTGATCGGCGCCTGGGTGTGCACGGCCGCTGGCTCGGTGCTGACGGTCTTCCCGACCCTGGACGATGCCAAGCAGTGGGAGCTGACCCGCTTCGAGCCCATGCGCGCCAGCACCCGGGCGCTGCGGCGGCGCATCCGCCCGGCCGATGAGAAGGGCAGCGACAACACCAAGCTGCGTAAACGCTTCCCCGGTGGCGTGATGCGCCTGGTCGGCTCCAACCGGGTCGGCGCGCTCAAGTCCAGCACGATCCGCTACATCAAGTTCGAGGAACCCGACGAATACCAGGTGCTGGAGCAAGGCAGCGTGGTCGGGCTGGCCAAGGCGCGCACCGCCAACTTCGGCCGCAAGGCCAAGATCTACGGCGACGGCACGCCCACCTTCGACGGCCGCAGCGAGATCCAGCGCCAGGTGCTGCGCGGCGACCAACGCAAGTGGCACCTGCACTGCCCCGACTGCCACCATGCCCAGCCGCTGGTGTGGGAACAACTCAAGTGGGTCGATGGCGGCCCCGACAGCGCCCGCCACGCCTGCAGTGCCTGCGGCACCCTCAACGACGAAGCCACCTGGAAGGCCAGCAACTACGCCCCCCGTCCGCCCGGCATGGACGAAGCCGAGGCCCGGCAAACCGGCCGCGCCTACTGGCAGGCCACTGCGACCGGCGAGCCCGGCGTGGCAAGCTGGTGCGGCCTGGAAGCCCTGGCCGCCCCCATGGGATGGCGCCCCTGGCCCAGCCTGGTGGTGGACTGGCTGGCTGCACAGGGCGACGAAGACAAGCTGCGCATCTTCTACAACAACCTGCGCGGCCTGCCGTACCAGGACAAGGTGCGCAACGACCTGGGCGCCGAGCAACTGCAGCAGCGGGCTGAGTCGTACGAGCTGATGACCTGCCCGCAGGGCGGCCTGATCTGCACCGCGGGCGTGGACACCCAGGACAACCGCCTGGCGGTGGTGATCCGCGCCTGGGGCCGGGGCGAAGAGAGCTGGGGCGTGTGGCATGGCGAGATCTACGGCAACCCCAGTGCCCCGGAGACCTGGGCCAAGCTCAAAGAGCTGCTGGAAGCCCCCATCCAGCACGCCAGCGGCCAGGTCATGCGCGTGGACGCGGTGGCCATCGATGCCGGTGGCCACCACGGCGAAGACGTCTACGCCTTCTGCCGCGATGCCCAGGTGCGCGGCAAACACTGGTTCGCGATCCGCGGCGCCAAGAGCTACGACGCGCCCAAGCTGAGCCGGCCGAAGAAGATCGAGTTCACCTGGCGGGGCAACCCGGTGCCGGGTGGCGCCGAGCTGCGCCACGTCGGGACGCAGGCGATCAAAAACCTGATCGACGGGCGCCTGAAGCTGACCCAGCCGGGCGGGGGCGCCTACCACTTCCCACTGGGCTTCCAGGCCGACTACTACAAGCAATTGCGCAGCGAGCGGCGCGAGTGGCGGCGCGACATGCAGGGCCACAAGGCGCTGTGGTGGGTCAAGGGCAAAGAGCGCAACGAAGCCTGGGACTGCGAGGTGTACGGGTATGCGGCCTACCTGTACGCGATGGCCGGGCAGCACGCCGAGACCGTGTTCCGCAACCGCGAGAAGCTCTTCGGGCAGGTGAGACAGATGGAACTGTTGGACGAGAACCTGCCGGCCCGGATTCCGGAGCCGGCGGCGGCACGGGTGCCACATCCAGAGCCGCAGCCCGAGCCTGACCCTGACCCTGACCCAGAACCCGCCCCCCAGCGCTTGGAGCTGTCCTTCGCCTCGCTGATCCAAGCGCACCCGGCGGCACACGCCCCGCGCAGTCCCCCGACCCGACCAACCCGGCGCGGCTTCGTGCAGCGCTGGTGACCCTCACCGCAAGGAGACCCCCATGCAAGACCAGGCGCCCGCGCAGATCACGGCCGGCGACACCTTGGACTTCCTGTTGAACGTGCCCGGCTACCCGGCCACGAGCGGCTGGAACCTGGAGTTCCGGCTGGTGTCGCGCACGGATGCCCCCGCCTTGGCCTTCTCCGGCGTGCCGGAGGGCGATGGCTACCGCGTCCAAGCCAGCACCGGCACCACCGGTGCTGCGCTGTTCCCTGGCCCCTACGACTGGGCGGCCTGGGTGACGCGCGGCGAAGACAGCCACACGGTGGCGCGCGGCCAGATGCAGGTGCTGCCCAACCCGCGCAACGCCACGCGCGGCATGGACTGCCGCAGCCTGGCCCGCCGCACGCTGGACGAACTGCTGGCGGCCAAGGCCCGCTGGGACCTGGGCGAGGGCAACCAGCGCCGCTACCGCATCGGCGAGCGCGAGATGGAGTTCAAGAGTGCCGCCGAGCTGGAGCGGCTGATTCGCTTCTGGGAATTCCGCGTCGCGCAGGAATCGCGCGACACCGCCACCCGGCCTGCCGGCCGCTTCTACCTCCGAGCCAAGTAAAGGCCTCCCGATGACCGACCCCTTGCAAGCCGCCCGGGCGCGATGGCGCGAGCCGGGCAGCGTGATCCTGCGCGACTTCCGGGCCGCCATGCAGGCGCGCCGCTCTCCCGGTGCGCCGGCCTTCCAATCCCCGCGCGCGCGTAGCTTCGACGCAGCCCAGGGCAGCCGACTCACCGCCGGCTGGAACGGCTCCAACCTGAGCATCAACGCCTTGCTGGAGCAGGCCTTGCCGCTGCTGCGGGGCCGCTCCCGCCAGTGGTCCCGCAACACCGGCACCGGCCGGCGCTTCCTGAGCCAGGTGCGCACCGGCGGCGTGGGCCCCACCGGCTACACGCTGGCCATGCGCTGCGGCGACTGGGTAAAGGAGGGTGCCCAGTGGCTCTTCAAGCTCGACAAGCTGGCCAACGATGCCATCGAGCGGGCTTGGCTGGAGTGGTGCCAGCCGGGCCACTGCGAGGCCACCGGCAAGATGAGTTTTGCGGACGTGTGCAAGCTGCAGTTGGAGGTGACCGCGCGCGATGGCGAATACCTCGCCCGGCGCCTGCGCGGCCATGCCAACAAGTGGGGCTATGCGCTGCAACTGCTGTCCAGCGATCGCTTGGACCTGAACCACAGCACCACGCCGAGCGAGGGCCACGAAATCCGCATGGGCGTGGAGCGCGACGAGATAGCCCGTGCGGTGGCGTATCACGTGCTGCGCGGCAACCCCGGCGACCCCTTGCGCGGCGCCCGGCAAAGCGACCGCATCCCGGCCAACCAGGTGTTCCACGACTTCGTGCTGCTGGAGCCCGAGCAGGCCCGAGGCGTGCCCTGGGCGCATGCGGTGCTGCTGGGTGCGCACATGCTGGCCTCGTTCGAAGAGTCCGCTGTCTATGCCGCCCGCATCGGTGCTTCGCAGATGGGCTTCTTCACCCAGGGCGTCGGCGACCAAGGCCCGCCCGGCTTGGTGACCCCGCAGGACCTGGGCGCACAAGCTGGGGAGGGCGCGGACGGCAAGCCGCAGTTGATGGCCGAAGTCGAGCCCGGCGCCCTGGACCTGCTACCCCCCGGCGTGGACTTCAAGGCCTTCGATCCGAAGTACCCGAGCGAGGCCTTTGACCCCTTCACCAAGAGCCGCAAGCGCGACATGGCCGCCGGCCTGGACGTGGCGTATCACAACCTCACCGGCGACATGAGCGACGTGAACTACAGCAGCGCGCGCATTGCCGAGCTGGCCGAGCGCGACGGCTGGCGGGGCATCGGGCACTGGTTCATTGGCAGCTTCGTGCGGCCGACCTTCCGCGACTGGCTGGAAACCTCGCTGCTGGCCGGCGCGATCAAGCTGGCCAGCGGCCAGCCCCTGCCGGTCAGCCGCATCGACAAGTACCTGTCCGGCGCGATCTTCCGCGGCCGGGGCTGGGACTGGGTGGACCCGCAGAAGGAAGTGAACGCCGCCGCCACCGCCCGCAAAGAAGGCTTCGTGACGCGCAGCCAGGTCATTGCCGGCAAGGGCGGCGACTTCGAAGAGAACGTCATCGAGATCGCGCAGGAAAACGAGATCCTGGCCGCGCACAAGGTGCGGCTGGATGGCAGTGAGGCCAAGAAGGCCAAGCCTGCGAAGGCCGCCGAGGCCCCAGACGAAGAGGAAGAACCCACCGATGAATGAGACCGCCACCGCCGCAGAGGTGCAGCGCCACCTCACCACCGAAGTACAGCGCAGGGCGCATGCCGCCGTGCTGCGCGAGTCCACCAACGAAGAGGCCCGCACCGTCGATATCGCGTGGGCGTCCGAGCAGCCCGTCGAACGCTGGTTCGGCATGGAGGTGCTGGACTGCGCGCCGGCCTCGGTGCGCATGAGCCGCCTCAACGACGGCGCCGCCGTGCTCTTCAACCACGACCCGAACCGCTTGATCGGCGTGGTCGAGCAGGTGCTGATCGGCGCCGACCGCGTGTGCCGTGCCCGCGTGCGCTTCGACACCTGCGAAGAAGCAGAGATGCGCTTCAAGCAGGTCCGCAACGGTGTGCTGCGGCACATCAGCGTGGGCTACCGCGTGCACGCCTACGAGCTGGAGAGGGAAGAAGAGGGCGTGCGCACCTACCGCATGACGGACTGGGAGCCGCACGAGCTGACCTTCTGTTCGATCCCGGCCGACGCCTCGGTGGGCATCGGCCGCAGCGCAGCACCGCCAAACCCGCCGACCACCCCACCGACCACGATCCAAACTACCCACCCGGAGATTCGAACCCTCATGGACGAGACCCTGACCCCTGCCGCCCAGCAACCCACCACCCGCAGCGCCGCCGAGATCGACACGGAGCGCCGCGACGCCATCCTGGACCTGGGCCGGCAGTACGACACGGCGCTGAGCATCGCCGATGTGCAGACCGCCTGCCGCGATGGCCACAGCGTGGACCAGGTGCAAAAGCTGGTGCTGTCGCGCATCACCGCCAAGCACACCGACACGCGCGGTGCGCACATCGGCCTGTCGGCCGAAGACGTCAGGAAGTACAGCATTGCCGAAGCCCTGCGTGCCATGCTCACCGGCGACTGGACCAAGGCCGGCCGCGAGCGCAGCGCCAGCGAGGCCGCAGCCAAGCAGTTCAACGCCGGCACGCGCGGCCTGCTGGTGCCCTTCGACGTGATGGCCAAGCGCGACTTCACGGCCGGCACCGCCAGCGAAGCCGGCAACCTGGTCAGCACCACCTTGCGCGGCGATCTGTTCTCCGACGTGCTGCGCAACCGCCTGGCGCTGGGCCGCCTGGGCGCCACCATGCTGTTCGGCCTGACCGGCAATATCGACATGCCGCGCAAGGTGGCCGGCAGCGCGGTGGGCTTCGTCACCGAGGTGGCCGCGCTGGCCGAGACCGCGCCCAGCACCGGCAAGGTCACGCTGGCCCCCAAGCGCATCGGTGGCTACATCGAGTTCTCCAAGCAGGCCGTGATCCAGTCCGCCCTCGCGGTGGAACCCATGCTGCGCCAGGACATCTTCAATGAGTACCAGGTGCAGTTCGAGAACGCCGCCATCAACGGCAGCGGCACGGGCGCCACGCCGCGCGGCCTGCGCAGCACCAGCGGCATTGGTGCCGTGATCGGCGGCGCCAACGGTGCGGCGCTGAACTGGGCCCACGTGGTGGGGCTGGAGTCGGCCTGCGCCAACGTCAATGCCGAGCCCGATGCCGGCTCCGGCTACCTGGTCAACACCCGCACGCGCGGCTGGGCCAAGACCGTGCAGAAGGCAGCCAACCTGCCGTTCCTCTGGGACAACGGTGCACAGCCGCTGAACGGCTACCGGGCCGAGGTGACCAACAACGTGCCCAACAACCTGACCAAGGGTTCGTCCGCGGGCGTGTGTTCGTCGGTGATCTTCGGCAGCAACTGGCCCATGTTCGTGATGGGCTCGTTCGGCGCGGTGGAGATCCTCGTGGATGAAACCTCGCTGGCCATCAACGGCATGAACCGGCTGATCCTGAACGCCTTCATCGACTGCGCCTGCCGGCGTGCCGCTGACTTCTCGGTGATGGATGACGCGCTGACGCAGTAGGCCGGCCCCTTCCCAACCCTCCCACCCCTGAGCCCGCCCCGGTGCGAACCGCGGCGGGCTTTTTTATCCCTGATTGGAGACACCCATGTTCGGACAAGACGCAGGCAAGCCGGTGACCGTGGTGGTCACCGAACACACATTCATCGACGGCCGTCCGGTCCACAAAGGCACGCTGCTGCGCGACGTGCCGCCGGAGATCGCGATGGAGCTGGCCGGAGGCGGCAAGGTGCGCGCGCCCACGGCCGACGACTTGAAGCCCAAGGCAGAGCGGGAGGCCGGCCGGTGAGGGCCTACGTGATCCGCAGCGGGTGCAGGTTCCGCACCGCTGACGGCCAGGTCAAGGTCGCCGGCGACGTGATCGAGCTGGACGACGACGTGGCGCAGGTACATACCGAGAAGCTGGAGCTGGTGGAACCTGCACCGGCCGAGCCCGACGCGACCGAAGCCAGCCCGGAAGGCCCGCCAGCAGAAGGTGCACCGTGAGGGCCGAGAACCTGGACGCCTTCCTGGCGCACTTCGGCGTGCCCTGCCTGGCCGACAGCGTGCCCTTCCTGGGGCTGCTGGACCAGCCCGACGAACTGCAGCAACTGTCCCGGGTCGGCGCGCACTCGCGCCAGTACGAGCTGACCTACCGCAGCGATGCGGTGGCGCTGGCCCGGGACCAGGCCGTGGTGGTCAAGAGCGTGCCGCACCAGGTGCGCGAGGCCCCGCGCCAGATCGGCGACGGAGCCTTCAGCCGTGTGCTTCTGTCCCGGGCCTAACCCTCCCTGTCTCTACCCCTGCGAGGTCTATTCCCTCATGCCCAGCAAACCCGAACTCGTGTGCCAGGCCATCGCGCAAGCCCTGGCCCAGCACGTCCCCCTGGTGGCCGGCCGTGTCTACCGCGACCGCACCGACGCCTTCACGCGCGAGGAATCTCCCGCGCTGCTGGTGGAGTGCATCGACGAAGACACCCAGCCGCTGGGTGGGCCGGCCGGGCCGTGGCGCCCGGTCGGCCAGATGGACCGCAATGACCTGCGCGTGGCGCTCACCGTGGTGGTCCGCGATGCCCAATGGCAGCAGGTGGCCGATGCCGTGCGCGTGCAGGCCCATGCCGCCGTCATGCACCTGGCCGGCCCGCTGGCCACCTCGCCGGGCATTGCCGGTGTGCGCCGCCAGCGCTGCGAGTGGCGCTCGGCCGGCGCGGACCTGCCCTTCGGCTACGCGTCGCAGGTCTATGCGCTGCGCTACGACAGCCGCGCCCATGACATCGATGAGCCGCCGGCCGCCTGACCCCAACCCTCTCCGCAAAGGAACCTCCCTATGTACCTCTTCGGCTCCGGCCTCCTGTGGGGCACGCCTCTGACGGATGCCAGCGGCGCGGCCATTGCCACACCGACCCCGTTGATCTTCGGCACGCTGCAGGACACCGAGATCGACATCAAGTTCGAACTCAAACAACTGCACGGCACCAACCAGTTCGCGGTCGCGGTGGGCCGTGGCAAGGGCCAGATCAGCGGCAAGTGCAAGCTGGCCGACATCCGCGCCGGCTTCTTCGAAACCATCGTGTTCGGCGTGGCCGGCAGCGCGGGCCTGAACGGTGCGGTGTTCGACACCGTGGGCGTGGCCGTGCCGGCCTCGCCCTTCCAGGTCACCGTGACACCACCGGGCAGCGGCACCTGGGCCGCCGACCTTGGCCTGATCGACTCCGGCACCGGGCGGCAGTTCACCCGCGTGGCCAGCGCACCCGCCGCGGGGCAGTACACGGTGGCCGCGGGGGTCTACACCTTCGCCGCTGCCGACACCGGCCGCGTGCTGTACCTGAACTACCGCTACACCGCCGCCAGCACCGTGGCGCGGCGCATGGGCATCACCAACCTGCCAATGGGCTACGCGCCCACCTTCCGAGCCGACTTTTACGGCCCCTACCAGGGCAAAAGCGCGGTGCTCACGCTGAACAACTGCATCAGCGAGGGCATCAAGATCACCGCGAAGAACGATGACTTCGCGGTGCCTGAGATGGGCTTCCAGGCCTTTGCGGATGCCAGCGGCACCGTGGGCGTGTTGTCCATCAGCGAATGAGGGAGCACACGATGACCAAACGCAGCCAGCAACCTTGCCGCAACAGCACCCGCCTTGAACCCAGCCATGCGCCCAGCCTTGAAGGCCTGTCCATCACGCTGGCCGGCCAGCCCTGGGTGATGCCCTCGTTGAACGCCGTCTCGGCGCGGCGCCACTGGGAGCGCATCCGCGCGATGGAGACCAGCAGCGAGCCCGACCCCATCGGTCTGACCGTCACGCTGGTGGCCGAGTGCCTGCGCCGCAATTACCCCACGGTCACCGACGAGTGGGTGGACGAGCACGTGGACATGGACAACTGGGAAGCCCTGTCGGCCGCGGTCTTCGGCCGCGGGGCCTTCCGGCGCTGGGCCGACGCCCAGCGCGACCGAACCGCCAACGAGGGGGCCAGCCCGGGAAACGCCCCGGCGCCCCAGCCGCTGCCGGTGGATGGGATTGGGGCGCCCTCTACGCCTGCCTCGCCACCGCCACCGGCTGGACCTTCGAGCACATCGACCGGCTGAGCCTGGACGACCTGGCCACGCTGTGGCTGCACTGGCAGGACAGCCCACCGGTGCACGTCAGCGTGGCTGCGCTGCTGCGGTCCTGGTCCGGCAAGGCCACGGATCGGCCCGTGGCGTCGCGATCGGCCGCCGAGACGGGCCACCCCCGCACCACGAGCACAGCGAGCGCCATGGAAGGCGTGGCGGCTGTGCTGGGACCGCCGGTGCACCGCTTCCGGCCGCCTTGCCGGATGCAGCCGCCTTCTTCCGAATTTCCATCCCCATCGACCCCCAACAAGGACCCTTCATGAAGACCCCCGCAGAAACCACCCGCCGCCAGGCAGCAGCCGAACGCCACGCCCGAGCCAGCGCGGCCTACCGTGGCCAGCAGCCCGAACCCGCGCATGACGACTCGCTGGAGCCGGCCCCGCTCACCGCCGGCTTCGACCGCGCCCATGCCGAGCGGCTGGGCCCGGGCTGCTACCGCGTGCGGGCCGCACCGATGCACTGCTGAGGCCCTTGCACCCCTTGCACCTGCTCTTGCATCCGCTCTTGCACCCCTTGACATGAGCCCCCCGCCATGACCGACAAGACCATCCGCTACACCGTCACCGCCGATGCCAACCCTTTCGCCGACGGCATGAAGCGCGTGGGCGAGGCGCTGGCCGGTGTGCAGCAGCGCTTCGGCGCCACCGGGCGCGACTTCAAGACCACCTCCGAGGGCATCAGCGCGCACTTGCGCAAGGTGACCGAGAGCGTGCGGACCGAAGTCACCGGCATGGGCGGCCACTTCTCCGGGCTGCTGGAGTCGGTCGGCGCCACGCGGCTGGGCTTCGTGGCCCTGGTCGGTGCCGCCGCCGGCCTGGCCGCCAGCAAGGCGGTAGCGGCCACGGCCGAGATGACCGAGCAGGCCATGGACCTGGCGCGCGTGTTGGGCAGCTCCACCAACCAGGCGCAGGCCTGGCGCCTGGCGCTGGAAGACGTGGGCGCCCAGCAATCCGAACTGGAGGGCGCCGCGCGCGGCCTGGCGCGCCAGTTGAAGGAGGGTGAAGCCGACATGCAGGCGATGGGCCTGCAAACCCGCGACACCGCCGGGCAACTGCGGCCGATGAACGAGCTGCTGGTGGACGCCATCGAGGTGTTGAACCAGCACAAGGAAGGCGCCGACCGGGCCCTGGCCGCGCAGCAGCTCTTCGGCCGCGGGGTGGACAGTTCATCCAAGCTGCTGCTGGTCAACCGCCAGACGCTGGCAGACGCCACCGGCACCATGCAGGAACTGGGCCTGGAGGTGGGCGCCAATGCGGTGGCGGCCTGGAAGGACTACGACGCGGCCAGCGACCGCGCCGCCTTCAGCCTGCGCGGCCTGGCCAACACGGTGGGCAGCCTCCTCATGCCGGTGCTGACCGACGTCATCAATGCCTTCAATGCCGCGATGCCGGCGGCCATCTCGGTGGTGCGCGGAGCCCTCGGCGGCCTGGTCACTGCCTTCCACGCGGTCAAGAACGGCGTGGTGGTGGTCTGGGAGACCGTCAACGCCTTCGTGGTGTCCGTCGCCGAGCCGGTGCGTGCGGTGGTGGAGGCCCTCGGCCGCGCGATGGTGGGCGACTTCCGCGGCGCGGCGGCGCAGATCCAGGCCGTCCCGACCGTCATCACCGGGGCCTGGACGCAGGCCATGGAGCGCATCGCCGACAGCTCGCAGCGCACCCGCGAGCGCATTGGTGCGATCTGGGGCGGCGACAGTGGCGTGGGCACGCCCGAGGGCGAGCGCGGCACGCGCAGCTACACCGCACCCCCGCAGCCCGGAAAGAAGGGCAGCGGCAAGGCCGAACTGATGGGCCCGCAGCTCGCTGACGTGGGCTACTACGAGCAGATGCTGGACCGCGCCAAGCTGCTGGCCGCCCAGCAGGACGCCTTGCGCGAGTACGGCAAGGCGCAGGAACTGGCCTATTGGCGCGACGTGCTGCAAGGCGCCGAACTGGCCGGCAAGGACCGCGTGGCGATCCAGCGCAAGGTCATCGACCTGGAAACCCAGCTCCTGCGCGAGCAGGCGCGCCAGCAGCAGGGCGTGGATGCCGAGCGGCTCAAGGGCCAGCAGCAGGCCGCGCTGGATGCCGTGGAGATGGCCCGGCAGGAAGCGGATGCCCAGGTGGCTGCGGGCGCCATCTCCACGGCCCAGCGCCTGGAGCTGGAGCGCGAGTTCGAGGCCCAGCGCACGGAGATCCAGCGCGAAGCCCTGCAGGCCCGCCTGGCCCTGATCGACCCCACGCGCGACCCGGTGGCCTACGAGCAGGCCAGCCAGGCCATCGAGGAACTGGAGCGGCAGCACCAACTGCGGCTGCGCCAGATCCAGACCGAGCAGGCCGCCCAGGCGCGCGCCGACAACCCGCTGACCGCTGTGTGGGACGGTGCCCGCAACGCCATGGAGCGCAGCATCGACGCGATGCTCCAGCGCACGCAGACCCTGCGCCAGGGGCTGGCCAGCGTGTGGCAGGGCATTCGCAGCACCATCACCGCGGAAATCGCCAAGATCGTGGCGGCCAAAGTGATGGCCTTCGCCCGGGAGCGCCTGCTGGCCGTGGCCGGCATCGGCACCGATGCCGCACGAGCGGGGGCAGGGGCTGCAGCTTCACAGGCCGGCATCCCCATCATCGGCCCGGCGCTGGCCCTGGCCGCGCTGGCAACCGTCTCGGGGGCGGTGCTGGCCATGGGCGGCAGCATCCCGAGCGCGGCGCGCGGCTGGGACATCCCGGCCGGCGTGAACCCCATCGCGCAACTGCACGAGCGCGAGATGGTGCTGCCCTCGGGCCCGGCCGATGTGATTCGCCAACTGGCCGACAACCCGGCCGGTGCCCAGGCGGCAGCGCCGCAGATCGTGCTCAACGGCACGCGGCACGGCAACTTCTTCATCACCCACATCGATGACCTGGCCAAGGCGCTGGAGTACGGCCGGCGCAACTTCGTCATCAAGGCCTGAGCTACCCAAGTGAGCCATCACCATGAGCAATGCCGTCTTCCCCAGCCTGCCGGGCCTGAAGTGGGACCAGGCCCGCACGGTGCTGGCCCCGCCGGTGCACGTGCGCACGACGCCAAGCCGGCGCGAGTTCCGCTCGCGTTCGGCGACGGTGCCGCGCTACCAGTACGCGCTGACCTATGAGTTCCTGCGGCATGGCGCGCAGTTCGGCGCCCTGGGCACCGAGCTGCAAACCCTGGTGGGCTTCTTCGAGCAGCGCGGCGGCAGCTTCGACTCGTTCCTCTTCGTGGACAGCGTGGACAACAGCGCCGTGAACCAGGTCTTCGACACCGGTGACGGGGTACGCCAGACCTTCCAACTGGTGCGCACCTTTGGCGGCTTCGTGCTGCCCATCGATGCGGTGTCGGCGGTGGCGCAGATGGCCATCGGTGGCGTGCCCACGTCGGCCTACGTCATCAGTGGCGGCCAGGTCAGCTTCGACACCCCGCCCGGGGCCGGGCTGGTGCTGAGCTGGTCCGGCAGCTTCTACCGCCGCGTGCGCTTCCTGCGCGACCAGTGCGACACCAACCAGTTCTTGAAGGACCTGCACGAGATGAAGAAGCTCGAACTCATCAGCGTGGTGGGTGAGTCATGAGGTCGGCGCTTTGGGAGGCATCGCCCGGCGCACTGGCCGCACTGCTCAACACCCGCCGGCCCATCGAGCGCGCGGACCTGTACACGCTCACGCTCACCGATGGCACGGTGTATCGCTGGTCGGGGTCGGATGTGGCGATCGTTGGCAAAGACCAGACGGGCAACGGCCAGACCTGGCAGCTCGGCCCAGGCATCATCCGCAACCGCCTCAAGTGGGCCGTTGGCGTGGCGGTGGACACCATGGGCGTGACGCTCACCGACATCCGCGCCACCACGATCAACGGCCAGGGCCTCATGGCCTTCATCGCAGCCGGTGGCCTGATTGGTGCCCGCCTGCAGGTGGACGTGGCCTTCTGGGCCGGCCTGGCCACACCGACGCCCACCGGGGCGTTGCTGTGGTTTGCTGGTCGCATTGCCGAGGTCAACAGCGTGACCCGCTGGGAGGCCTCGATCAACGTCAAGAGCGACCTGGAGCTGCTGGACGTGATGGTGCCGCGCGATGTGTACCAACCGGGTTGCCTGAACACGCTGTATGACGCAGCGTGCGGCAAGAGCCGCGCCGCCTTCACGGTCACCGGTGCGGCCACGGTGGGCAGCTCGCAGGCGCGCACGGTGTTTGGCCACGCGCTGCCCCAGGCGGCTGGCTGGTTCGACCTGGGCGTGGTGCGCTTCACCGGCGGCGCCAACGCCGGTATTTCACGCGCGGTCAAGCAGCACACCAGCGGGCAAATCAAGGTGCTGCAGCCGCTGCCGTTTGCGGTGCAGGCGGGCGACGCCTTCGCCATCTACCCCGGCTGCGACAAGAGCGTGGCCACCTGCACCGCGAAGTTTGCGAACGTGGCCCGCTTCCGCGGGCATCCCTACATCCCGGTTCCGGAGACGGTGGTTTGACATGCATGAAGCCAAGAACGAAGCCACCCAGCGCGCGGCCGTGGTGGCCGAAGCGATGACCTGGCACGGCACCCCGTACCACCATCACGGCCGCATCAAAGGCGTGGGCGTGGACTGCGCGATGCTGCTGGCCGAGGTCTTCCAGGCTTGCGGTCTGGTCGAGCGCGTCGAGCCCGGTGCGTATCCGGTGCAATGGCACTTGCACCGCAGCGAAGAGCGCTTCATGGGCTGGCTGGCCCGGTATGCCCAGCCGCTGCCCGAGGGCCAGGCCCCGCAGCCCGGCGACGTGGCGCTGTTCCAGTTCGGCCGCTGCTTCTCGCACGGCGCGGTGCTGGTCCAGCCCGGCCTGGCGCTGCATGCCTACAACGACCGCCACACCCGCGAAGTGATCCTCACCCGGCTGGACGAAGACCCCTTGCATGGGCGCCCCGTGCAGTTCTGGACCCTCTGGACTAGACCCCCCGAAATTTGACCCCGACCTGATGACCCGCTCTGTGACCTTTGGCTCTGCCACCCTGTACCACGGCGACTGCCTGGAAATCCTCCCCGCCCTCTCCGACACCTTCGACGCCCTGATCACCGACCCGCCCTACAGCAGCGGCGGCATGGTCCGCGGCGACCGCACCAACCAAAGCACCGCCGCCAAGTACGTGCAGAGCGGCACCGCGCTGGACGCCGAACACAACATCGACTTCCACGGCGACAACCGCGATGCGCGCAGTTGGGGCTACTGGATGACCCTGTGGCTCACTGCCGCACAAGCCAAGCTCAAGCCCGGTGCTTACGCCCTGTGCTTCACCGACTGGCGCCAACTGCCCATGCTCACCGACGTGCTGCAGGCCGGCGGTTTGGTGTGGCGCGGCGTGGTGCCCTGGGACAAGACCGAATCCAGCCGCGCCCCGCACACCGGCTACTTCCGCCATCAGTGCGAATACGTCGTGTGGGGCAGCAATGGCCCGCTGCCGGCCAGCACCCACGGCGGCCCATGGCCGGGCCTGGTCCGCGAACGCGTGGACCACCGCACCAAGTTGCACATGACCGGCAAGCCCGTGTCGCTGATGGGCGAACTGGTCAAGTGCGTGCCGCCGGGTGGCGTGATCCTGGACCCGTTCATGGGCTCGGCCAGCACCGGCGTGGCCGCGCTGCAGTTGGGCTACCGCTTCGTCGGCATCGAGAAATCCGCCCACTACTTCGATATCGCCTGCCGCCGCATCGAGCGGGAGGCCGCCGGCAGCCTGTTCACCGAGCCGAGCCAGCCTGCGCTGGTGTAGGCCGCGCCCGCACGCAACGCACAACCACCAGCACCCACCATGTCCGGTCAAACCATCAGCCAAAGCGAAACCCGCATTGAGGCCTTCCAGCTCCAGAGCAGCGCCTACGGCGTGACGATTCCGTGGGTGCGCGGCGTGAACCGCATCGCCGGCAACCTGCTCTGGTACGGCGGCTTCAAAGCCACCGCGCACACCACCACCCAGGGCGGCAAGGGCGGCGGCGTGGAGGTGCAGAGCACCAGCTACACCTACTCGGCCAGCGTGATGATGGGCCTGTGCCGGGGCGAGGTCATCAGCATCCCGCGCGTGTGGCGCGGCAAGAAGCTCTACAGCGGCGGCCTGCTGCCGTCGCAACTGGCCACCACCGCCGACACCTACACCCCGCCCAGCAGCGGCGCCATGGTCTATACCGTGGCCCAGGCCGCCGGCTTCGCGGCCGACCTGGGCGTGCGTGCCGGTGACAGCCTGCTCGCCCGTGGCGCCGACTACGTGGCCAGCGGCGGCACGTACACCATCCTCAACGAGGCCTGGCGCGGCCGGGCCCTCACGATCCGCTACCAGTCCACCACCGGTAGCGTGGCTCAGACGGCCCTGCAGCAGCTCGGTCTGAGCTTCAAGCCGGGTGGGCTCGGGCAAGCCACCTGGTCGGCCCTGGCCAGCCACCCCGTAGCCCAGCGCCTGGCCTACAGCGGCCTGGCCCACGTGGACGGCCAGGACTACGACCTGGGCAGCGCGGCGCAGATCGACAACCACCTCTTCGAGGTGGTCACCCCGGGGGCCTACGCCATTCCCGGCCGGCCCGACGTGGACCCGGCCGAGGCCCTGCGCGAACTGCTGTCGGATGCCGTCAGCGGTGCCGGCTTCCCCGCCGCGCTGCTGGACACCTGGTCGGCATGGAGCGACTACTGCGTGGCCGCCGGCCTGTTGGTCAGCCCCGCGTTGGAAGAGCAAAAGACCGCCGCCCAGGTGCTGCAGTTCGCGGCCGACCTGCTCAACGCCGCGCCGGTGTGGAGCGGCGGCAAGCTCAAGATGGTGCCGCGCAGTGATGAAGCCGTGGCCGGCAACGGCCGCAGCTACACACCGAATACCACCCCGGTCTACGACCTGGACGACGACTGCTACATCCCCGGCGACGACGAGCCGCCGGTGGTGGTGGAACTCAAGAGCCCGGCCGATCGCTACAACCACGTGCGGGTCGAATACCGCAACCGCGCCAACCAGTACAACGCCGAACCCGCCGAGGCCAAGGACCAGGCCGACATCGACGCCAACCGCCTGCGCACCAAGGCCACCGTCCCGGCGCCCTGGATCTGCGAGCCGGACGTGGCCCGCCTGGTGGCCCAGATCATCCTGCAGCGCAGCCTATGCGTGAACGGCCGCTACACCGTGCACCTGCCGGTGCACTTCAGCCTCTTGGAGTGCATGGACCTGGTGACCCTCACCGACCGCACGCTGCAACTGCTGAAGCTGCCGGTGCGCATCATCGAAATCACGGAGCAGAACGAACACGGCGACCTGACCATCACCGCGGAGGACCACCCGCCCGGGGCAGCGAGTGCAGCGCTGTACCCCAGCCAGGCCGGTGCAGGCTTCCAGCACGACTACAACGCCGCGCCGGGCAGCGTGCAAACCCCCACCTTCTTCGAGGCCCCTGTGGAGCGCACGGAGACCGGGCTTGAGGTGTACGCAGCCGTGAGCGGCTCGGGCAGTTCCTGGGGCGGCTGCGGGGTGTGGGTCAGCCTGGATGGGGTGAACTACAAGCGGGTGGGCACCGTCTTCGGGGCCTCGCGGTATGGGGCCCTCACCGGTCCGCTGTCGGGTGGCTCGATGCCGGTACAGACCACCGGCCAACTGGTCAGCGGCAGCAGCGCCGATGCGGCGGCGCTGGCCACGCTGTGCTACGTGGGCGGCAGCGCGCCGGAGTACATCGCCTACACGACCGCCACCTTGACCGGCGCAGGCGCCTACACCCTCTCGGGCCTGCAGCGCGGCGCCTACGGCACCGCTCAATCGGCCCATGCCGCGGGCGACGCCTTCGTGCGCGTGGATGACGCCATTGCCCGAAGCGGCCCGCTGGACCTGGGCTTCATCGGCAAGACCCTCTACATGAAGTTCACCAGCTTCAACATCTACGGCGCGGCCGAAGAGAGCATCGCCGCGGTGCCGGCCTATTCGTACCTGGTGACCGGGGCCCTGGCCAAGCTGCCGCCGTCCGCGCCGGCAGGGCTGGGCTTCACCTTGCAGCCCTTCGGCGTGCAGCTCTACTGCCAGAAGAACCCCGAGCCCGACGTGGTGGCCTACCAGTGGCGGGTCGGGGCCTCATGGGCCGCTGGCCAGGTTCTGCAAGCCGCAGGCGGCACCAGCCACCCGTGGACCGTGCAGGCCATCGGCACGCACACCGCGTGGGTGGCCGCCATCGACCAACTGGGCAACGTAAGTGCGCCCAGCTCGATGCCGGTCACGGTGGCCGCGCCGGTGCTGGCCAGCCTCTCGGCCGCCTTCTCAGGCGCCGAGCTGGTGCTGGCGTACCAGGGCACCCCGGGTGCCTTCGCGCTGGCCGGCTACGAGATCCGCTTCGGCGACACCTTCGCCACCGCCCAGGGGGTCAGCTTCCAGCAGGTCACGCGCTGGGCCAAGACAGTGGACTGGGGCGGGGCGCGCCGCTGGTGGGTGGCGCCGGTGGACGTGAAGGGCAATACCGGCACGCCGGCCAGCGTGGACACCACGGTGGCCGCGCCTGGCGCGGTCACCGCCGCACGGGCCGAGGTGGTGGACAACAACGTGCTGCTGTACTGGGCCCCGCCCAGCACCGGCACGCTGCAGGTGGACCGCTACGAGGTGCGCAAGGGGGCATCCTGGGCGGCAGGCACGGTGGTGGGCAGCAACGGCAACAGCACCTTTGCGGCCGTGTTCGAGCAGTTGGGCGGCAGCTACAGCTACTGGGTGGCCGCCTACGACGCAGCGAACAACATCGGCACGCCGATTGCGATCAACGCCACCGTGGCCCAGCCGCCCGACTACTTGCTGCGGGTGGACTACAACGACGATTTTGCAGGCACCTGCAGCGGCTGCTACGTGGAAGGCGGCCGGGTCTATGGCCCGGCGCTGGGCGAGACGCTGCAAACCCACTTCGAGGCGCGCGGCTGGGCCAGCATCGATGCCCAGATCGGTGCCGGCTTCCCGCTGGTGTTCCAGCCCAGCGGCACCAGCGGCTACTACGAGCGGGTGCTGGACTACGGGACCGTGCTGCCGTCCACCACCATCACCGTGACCCCGACGGTCAACCAGTTGGTGGGCAACGTCAGCACCGGCCTGCAGGTGTCCTACAAGGCCGGCGCGGCCGATGCGTGGATCGATGCACCGGCCAACCAGGCGCAGGTGCTGGCCGCGGGCTTCCGCTACGTCAAGGTGCGGGTGACCCTGGCGGCCAGCGGGGGCGATGACCTGGGCGAGCTGGCCAACCTGAACATCAAGCTGGCCAGCAAGCTCAAGACCGACAGCGGCGCGGGCACCGCCAATGCGGGCGACTCGGGCGGCACGGCGGTGGTCTTCAGCGTGGGCTTCATCGATGTGGCCTCGATCAACGTCACGCCCAGCGGCACCGCGGCGCGGTATGCGCTCTATGACTTCGTGGATGCACCCAACCCCACGGGGTTCAAGGTGCTTTTGTTCGACAACAACGGGAACCGCGTCAGCGGGGCCTTCTCGTGGACGGCACGGGGCTACTGATCGGAGCAGAGGATGGCAATCGACTTCAACAAGCCGGTGAAGACCGATAACTACGACACCGGGTTCTTGGCGGCAGTGCGGGCGCATGTGCTGGCCACCGCCATGTGGCTGGACACCGCGCAGGCCGGCACCGTGAGCAACCCGAGCGCGGGGGTCAAGCGCTACAACGCCGGCACGGGGCTCTTCGAGCAGTACACCGGGTCGGCCTGGGCCGAACTGGGGGTGGGCTACCTGAAGAAGGTTGCGCCCACCAGCTACGGGTCAATTCAGATTCCGGGATCCAACAACGGCTGGGCGGGAATTCAGTTCGTGGGGTCGAAGCTGTGGACCCACATGGTGGCCACAGGGGACGGGTCCAGCGGGCTTCACAACACCACCGATGGGGCCTGGGTGTGGTTGTTCAACGGTGCTGGCCAGCTTGCCGCCGGCACGGTGCCCTGGGGCCGCATCCCCGACCCGCCGGGCATCACGGCCTTGAGCGCCGACACCAGCCCCACCGGCAACACGGTGGCCCGGCGCGACGGCAGCGGCTACCTGTACGCCGCCTACCTGAACCAGGGCAGCGGCAACAACGAGAACCCCGGTATCTCGCAGGTGATGGTGACCAACGGGAGCGACAACTTCCTGCGCAAGGCCAGCCTGGCGCATGTGGGCAACAGCATCACGGTGCCGTGGGGCAACGTGAGCGGCCGGCCCACCGACCTGGGTTCATTCAGCAACGGGCCGGGCTACATCACCGGTGCACCGCTGGCCAGTTATGCGGCGCTGGGCAGCGCGCCCACCTTCGCGGGCCGGGTCTTCAGCAACGGCGGTGGCAGCGGGCTGGGCAAGGTGCTGGTGCAGTCGGGCGGCACCCCGCCGGCCATGTCGGCGGGCGACTTGTGCTTGATCTATTGAACGCAGCCATAGAGGCGAGGGGCGATGCCTGAATTGCACTATCACGACGGCAGCGCGGTGCGCAAAGCCAGGGAACTGCACTACCACGACGGGACCGCGGTCCGCAAAGTCAAGGAGGCCTGGTATCACGACGGCGCGGCGGTGCGCAAGGTCTACAGCGGTGCGGCGATCGTCAACCCGCTGTCCATCCCCAACATCGTGTATGGGGCAATCTCCACGGCGGCGCAATCGGTGTGGCTCAACTTCTACCCCGATGGCACGCTGCAGGGCTTCCGCAACGGCAACGTGTTGCTGTGGACCGCGAACTGGTTTGCGCCGACCCAGGCCGATGCCGGCAGCAGCTACTGGGTGCGGGCCACTCTGGTGTCGGGCAACTCGCCCACCGGCGCGCTGAACACTTGGCTTGCCTTGAGCGGGGCGCGCGGCTGGACCCTCACAGCACCCGCGGGCGGTTCGGTGCAGAACCGCAGTTGCACGTTGCAAATGCAGATCGCCAGCGATGCTGCGGGCGCGAACATCGTCACGGCGGGATCGGCGTTCCTGAACGTGGAGCGGGAGGTGTGAGCATGCGGGCGTTGTCACCTGAAGAAGCCGCCGCGATTGACACCCCGCACAAGGTGTGGGGTGTGGACAGCCAGGGCTGGCCGCTGGGCCTGGTGCCCAGGGACGAGGCGTTTGCGGTGGTGGAGCGGCAGGTCGGGCCCGGGATGCGGCTGGACCTGGGGTCGGGGCTGTGGGTGCGAGACGTGGTGCGGGATGTGCCGCTGGAGCAGATGCAGGCCCAGGCGCTGGAGCAGATCGACCAGGCGGCCGGCGCGGCACGGCTGCGCTACATCACCGAGGTGCCCGGCCAGCAGGCTGTGTACCTGAGCAAGGAGGCCCAGGCGCGGCAGTTCAGGTCGGCGGGGTATCCGGCCGAAGCGGTGCCGCCCTACGTGGCGGCCGAGGTCCAGGTGATGGGGCAGGGCGCCTCGCTGCAGCAGGCGGCCGACGCGATCCTGGCCATGGCCGAGCGATGGCAAGGGGTGCTGAGTCCGCGCATCGAACTGGAGCGGCTGAGCGCCAAACGGGCCGTCCAGGCGGCCACCACGTACTCGGCGGTGCAGGGGGCTGCACAGGCGGCCATCGAGGCGCTGGCCGCGATCTGACCACACACACCGGAGCGAAGAACCATGGACATGCGCACAGCGCTGGATCTGGCTATGGGGGTGGTGTCCTTCCTGGGCGCCTGGTTTGTGAAAGTGATCTTCGAGCGCATCGAGCGGCTGGACCAGGCGCTGCGTGAAGAGGCCAAAGAGCTGGCCAACCTGCGCGTAGCCATGGCCACCGACTACACCAGCAAGGACGATTTCAAGGCGCAGTTCGAGGCGATCTTCGGGGCGCTGCGACGCATTGAAGAGAAGCTGGACCGCAAGGTGGACAAGGGCTGAAAGGGGAACCGATGCTTGAACTGTTGGGAATGATCGGGGGTGGGGTGTTCCGCCTGCTGCCCGAGGTGCTGAAGGCGTTCAACGCCAGGCGCGACGCGGATCACGAATACCGCATGACCGAACTGCAACTGCGGATCGACCAGGCGCGCGCCGGGCAGGCGCTGGACTTGGTGCATGCACAGGGAGCGGTGGCCAGCGACGCGGCCGAGCTGCGTGCCTGGGCCGAAGCCGTGAAGGGGCAGGGCGCGCCCAGCGGCGTGCAGTGGGTCGATGCGTTGTCGGCGACCGTACGGCCGGTGCTGACCTACTGGTGGTGCCTGGTGCTCTACACCGTCCACAAAGCGGTGCTGATTGGCGTGGGACTGTGCGAGCGCCTGGGCCTGGTCCAGCTCGCACCCCTGCTGCTCACCGACTTCGACCGCAGCGTGGTGGCATCCATCATCGGCTTTTGGTTCACCGACCGGGCGCTGCGTCGCAAATGAGGGGGGCGCCTTCTCCCACCGTGGACCTGGTGCGGGCCGCCGAACTGGTGGCCGAGCTGTGCCGCCGGTTCGAGGGCTTCCGCCCGCGGGCCTACCTGTGCCCGGCCGGCGTGGCCACCATCGGCTACGGCGCCACCACCTACCTGGACGGCCAGCCGGTCCGGCTGGGCGACCTGGCACTGTCCCGCGAGTCGGCCGAACGGCTACTGCTGGGGCAGATCGAGCAGGTTTACCTGCCGGGCGCCCGCGCGCTGTGCCCCGGGCTGCCGGCCGCCGCGCTGGCGGCCGTCACTGACTTTGCCTTCAACCTGGGCCTGGCCCGGCTGAAGGGCTCCACGCTGCGTCAGCGCTTGCTGGCCGGCGACATGGCCGGGGCCGCCAGCGAACTGCGCAAGTGGACCCGCGCTGGTGGCCGCGTGCTGCCGGGCTTGGTGCTTCGGCGCGAGGCTGAGGTGGTACTGCTGAAATGTAGGCCAACGACACCATCCGCACTTTTTTAGGCGGCCTATTACGCATATACCGGAGTACACTTTTCATCGCTCTGGGTAGCCCTTCGAGGGAAGTCGCTGTGAGTTCCTTGCAATCCATCCTCCCAAGTTTCGGAAATGAACAACCTCAGGTTCTGGGTGTGCCTCTGTCCATTTAACGTTGGGCATTAATAGCAAACTGCCACTGAAATCCGGCAATCGAAAATAGTATTTCTTCGTCGTGGTCGCATCAACATGGAGAAGAACGTGAACAAAGACAGTGCGATGGAAGAGCAGAACGAGCAATACCAGAAGTTGAAAGAGAATACCATTCAAGCCTGGATAATTAATGGTGCCAGTCGAGTGGAGGCTGAGCAGCTTTACAAAGATATGGAGAATGATCCGGCGTACGCTGACCCAGATCGAAACGATCACGACGATTCGACGATTGATGAGAGGCTGGCCAAATACTCAGGCAAAGCGAAGCAATGA